GCAGAACGCCCGCAGAAAGAGCGGGAACCCGTAGTCGAGCGGGACAAAGTGCCGGACACGCAGGCCGCGCCGCCGTATAGCGCCGCTGTGGAGCGGGACACCGCAGACGGGACGCAGGACACGAAGCCGACCGAAAGCACCCAGCAGAGCGCACCACGCCGCCCGCAGGCTACCAGAAGTAGCGAATGCGGGATTTGCCCGTATTGCGGGGCGAAGTTTGACGCGGCAAAAGTTATCGAATACAGCATTCGCGGCGCGGCGGAGGGAAAGCCGCACACCTGCCAACATTGCGGACAGCGGGTGAAAATCTTTTGTTCGGTTTCTTATTTCTGTTCCCCGGCGGAAGAGTGAGGGGCGCAGATGGACGAATACAAGACCGATTATCTGGAAGCCGCGGCGGAGG